TTTTATATTAATCTTTGAGCTAAAGCATTTTCTAAGTTTAATTTTGAAATTCTTTTATTTATCTCTTCTTTATCTGTAGTATACAAGTTTTCTTCAACCATTCTCTTAAAATATTCTGCACCGGCAAAGGTATATCTATTTTTTCTACCTTCCTTTGAATAAAGCTTATGATTTGCGTAGGCTATTAAATCTCCTAAAGCCATACTTCTTGGGAGAATTAACATTGGCATACCTAAACAATATCTTACAGCGTTGTGCCCAGCTAAACTTCCTGTGGTCATGGCTTCAGTGTGACCCACAAACAGCCCTGATTTTTCTCCACCAACAAAAAGATTTTCTAGGCCTTTTACTTTCATATCATCTGTTCTTGGAGCTACAGATAAATATCTTATAGAATTACCTTTTCCACCTGCATAAGGATCTATATATTTTACCTTTTCCAATCCCTTTAGTTTTCTTAGTTTTTCTAGAGGATAATAGGAAGTCATTAATTTTGCATGGCCAGTGTCTAGTATTACGATATTTTCTGCAAATTCTTTTAGAGCATATTGTTGACAAACCTTCATTTTTAATTTATCTAGATTTATATCTTCCTTTGGAACCTTTAGAACCAATACTCCAGTTTCATCAAGTTCTTTTACCAATTCATCAGACATAGTTTCTTTAGCTAGTTTACAGGAACCACTAAAGGCTCCTAGTAAATCATCTTCTCTTTCTCCTTGGAAATCATCTACTCCAGCTCTTGAAGTTAAGCTTACCCTAGGGCCAAAGGCAGGACATCTTAGAATACACATAGAACATCCATTACCATATCTTAAACAATTGCCCATAGGTCCTGTAGAACCAGTAGTTTCTATAAATACATCACCATCTACGTAAGTTCCGTCTGAAATATATATGCCTTTTATTTTATCTCCTTCTTTTTTTACATCTACTATTCTAGAGATAAGATGAATATCTATGCCCATATTTTTCATATGATTTTTTACAGCAGGTTCTATTTTATTTACATCATAAAGCCATGCGTGTTTATGACCAGGAAAATCTATGTTTTTATGTCTACTGTTTTCATCTGTTATATTTATTAAATCACCAGCACCTAAAGCTATAAGTTCCTCTGCTGCGGTGAATCTTCCGTTGTTTCTCATTATTCCGCCAACATTACCTAATCCCAAAAGCAAATCGGTCTTTTCAAATATACTAACATCAGCACCAGCTTTTTTAGCGCTTATAGCTGCTGCACATGCGGTACAGTTAAAATTACGTCTAAAATTATTCTAAAAATTCAATGCTAATTTTACCTTTTTTACCTTTATTATTATTAGCATTACTATTCCAAACTATTTTTTTTATTATAGATTTAATAAAAATTTGCCTTTCAGTAGTATCTATTTTATCAAAGTTTTGTAGAAATCGATTTATATTATCTATAAGTACTTTTACGTTTTCCCCATCAACTTCTGAAAACATCTTTTCCCTTTCTAATGCTAATAATTGTTCATTTAATCTTGAATTTTCATCAGCTAGGTTGTTTATTTTTTTAGATACTATATCAATAGCAGTCCCTTTTAAAAAGATTATTTTATCAGTTAGACTATTTATTTTTTCGTCATTTTTATTAACTTGTTTTTTTATACTTCTAATAGATTCTGTATAATCTACATAATTATTTTTTTGTTTTAAATAGCTCTCTAAGAGTTTAGGATTTAAGGAAATTTTTTCAAAAACGCCAAGAACCTTTTTTTCTACGCCATCTACTCTCAACCACCTGGAGGTGCATTTGCTTCCTCCTTTCTTTTTAGAGCACACAAAATACAAATTTTTAGTACCATCCTTTTTTTTATGACCAGTGTGTATATACATACCACTACCACAAGAGCATTTTAAAAGGTGAGCTAAAAAACTATTACTTGAAATTCTAGGTTTGGCTTCTGTAGCACGATCCTTAAGGTTATTATTAGCTTTTATCCATGTTTTAGAATCGATTGGTGCTTCATGGTTAGATACAGCAGTAAACATTCCCTTGGCATTAAATAATTTTTTTCCTTTCTTCTTAGGACGACGGTTATATGATAAATAACCATTACCATTCAACTCACCAAAAATACTATAGCCAATAGATTTTAAATAATTTGCACTTAATTCATCAGATTTAACATAAGTTGGATTACACAGAATGTTTGAAACTGTCTTGGGCGACATATTAAACATTTTCCCAATTTGATATGTAGTATACCCGTCTGCAGCTTTCCCAAATATAGAGATTAACAATTGCTTTTTTCGGGAATTAATTCTAAATAAGATTCTTTTTTACCATTATCATTAATTATAGTTTTATTTCTATATCCAGTGGGAGGAGTTCCACCACTCCAACGACCTATTTTAGCAAGTCCCTTCATGTTATCCTTAACTCTTTCTGCTATATTCATTCGTTCCATTTCAGCAAATGAAGCCAGTAACATCATCATCATTTTACCAATTGGTGTACTAGGGTCGAATCCTTCTGTTATAGATACAAGTTTGACATCGTGATTCTCTAATTCATCATAAATATTTACAAAGTCTACTATATTTCTTGCAATCCTATCAACTTTATAAACTGCAATAATATCAAATTGTTTATGTTTCGCAAGCTCTAACATTCTTTGGAAGGAAGGTCTATTAGTGTTACCACCGCTAAAACCCTCATCTTGGAATATTTCAAATGAACAGTCTTCGTCTGTTCTATTAAAGTAAGTTTTGCACATATCTATCTGATTTTTTATACTCTCTCCAGTATCTGTTTCTCTGGATTTACGAGAATATATAGCTATACGTTTCATTAATTTACCTCCTAGCTATTTCTAGATCTTTGACTTCTTATCATAGCAAATGTAGCATTTAATGCACTTTCTATTTGCAACTTTTCATTATCACTCAATTTAATATCATCAAGCACTAATTCATCACTTGTTAAGATAAGTTTAATAGTTTGTTCTATATCAGTTACTATGTATTCTTTATTCTCCTCTACATCCATAAGTCTATCAGTAGATATATTTAATGCGTTTGCTATTTTTTCTATAGTAGTAGAATTTAAGCTTTGTCTTTTACCATTTTCAATTTCGCTTATAGTTGTTGTTCCCACTCTTGCAAGTTTGCTTAATTTATATGCACTTAATCCTTTTTCAGTTCTTATTTTTTTTAAATTTTGTCCCAGTATTGAAATCATTTTGCTACCTCCTAATATATTTCCGTTTACAAAACTATTATACAATTTTTATTTAATATAGTAAACAAAATATTTACGACATATTTCTGTAAAAGGAAATAAAAAAATGAGAATTATTCCCTCTGACGGAAATAAAATAAAGAGATTTTTGAAGTAAATTAAAGTAAATTAAAGAAAAAACAATATATTTTTAAAATAAAGGATATAGTTGGATTTGAGTATTACCGTATTAGGGAATATAATTCAATTGTAATCCCGAATACGGAAATCACAGAAAGGAGAATCTGCGAAATGAGTAAATTAAAAAAAATATTAGATGCTAAAAAGATGTCAGTTTATCAACTAGCAAAGAAAGCTGATGTGGGACAAGCTACCGCGCATGAATTAGTGCATGGTACTAGAGAGCCAAGAGTTTCTACAGCTAGAAAGATAGCGAGTGTATTAAATTACTCTATTGAAGAAATATTTTTCGAGGAGGGGAAAAATGAAAATTAAAACTATTACTGTAAACGGTGAAAAAAGAATTATCATAATTAAGGATTAATGCATATTATATGAGTAAAAATGTATTAGGAGGTATATATGAATATAGATGATATAGAAGTAGAAGTAATAATGGGAAAAAATACTTCAGAAAAGTTTACTGAAGCACTTCTAAAACTATATGATAACAATGCGGCAAAGGTCTTAGGTTCTGAGTTAAACGAAATTAAAAAGAACAAATAATAATTTTAAATACTTGTAGATGTAAAGTAATTAACCTTAAATTTTATAGGAGGTAAAAGCATGGAGAAAGTAATCTTAAATATAGAAGATGGACAGCCTGTAATAATAGAAACAACAAATTTAACACCTATAGAAGTTGTACTGGAAATTGATGAAGAAGGTAGAACTACAGCTAGAAAATTATACAACTTTTTAGAGTTAGCTAGAGGGCAATTTTCAAGATGGGCAAAAACAAATATCTTAGAAAATTCATTTGCAATAGAAGGAGAAGATTATGAAGGGTTCGACATTGTTGTCGAGGGTAACATAACTAAAGATTATAAGTTAGGTGCATCTTTTGCTAAAAAGTTAGCTATGGGTACTCATAATTTCAAAGGCGAAGCAGCAAAGAACTATTTTATAAAAGTAGAGGAAAAACTTAAACAGAATATAATAAATACATCCAATTTAAGTCCAGAACTACAAATGTTTAATAATTTATTTAAGGCATTAGCGACTACAGAATTAGAACAAAAGAAATTAAATGCAGAAGTACAAGAAACTAAAGAAGAGGTACAAGCTATTAGAGATGTAGTAGAAATAATACCTTCTAAAAGTTGGAGAAATGAAACCAACAGATTAATAACTAAGATATGCTTTAAATTTAAAGATTATCAGAAACCCAAAGAAGAAGTTTATAGAGCATTACAAGAAAGAGCAGGATGTGACTTAAAGATAAGATTAAAAAATATGAGATCTAGGCTAGCACTACAAGGAGTTACTAAAAGTAAACTAAATGAACTTAATTATTTAGATGTTATAGAGCAAGATAAAAAGCTTATAGAAATATATACAGCCATAGTTAAAGACATGGCAATAAAATATGGAATAAAAGCTTAGGAGGATTAAAAATGAGTAAAAAAATAAAAACAACAGATTTAAATTTAAATGTTTCTACAGGAACAATGCTTTATGTGGATATAGATATTTTTAGGTTCTCATACGATCAAGAAATATTTAACTTAACTATTAAAATACTCGATGGAGAGAATTATGAATTTTTCGAAGAAGTTGATTTGCCAGAAGATGAGGTCATTGTAGATCATAATGATTTAAAAATATTCGCACTAAATTGGATATTTGAAAATGTTGAGGTAGTAAAGGAGATATAAAAATGGATGCTAAAAGAATGACGACCAAAATTATAAAAGAAGGTATTGCAAAGGGAAACTATGAAATTACAGGTATTTTAGAAACTTGTGAGATAGTAATTGCTGTTCTCTCAGATACGGAGATTGAGATTTTAAATACAGTTAAAAAACATGGGGATGTTAAGAAATTTATTGACATAAAAGGAAGACCTGCAAATGAAATACTACAAGTCTATAAACAAAAAGTATGTAAGAAAGGTGATAGATGCATAAAGAATGGATTAAGATTTAGAGGAAAATAAATGAAGGAGGGAATATATGAAAAAATCTAAATGGGAAATAGAATTTGATAAAAAAATAGAAGCCCAAAATAAAAGAATAATGGGCTATGTAATAAATATTTTTATAAGTATGGTTACATCAATAATATTTACATTATTATTACTTAAAGCAGTAGGTAGTAAGTAAATATATGATCCCTGAAGTTGATATAGAAACTAATATAGGTACTAGAACACTTTTATATATAAATTCTTTAGTTTGAAGCCACTCAAATTCTTTATAATTTTGAGCTTCATATCTAACATAAATATCTAAAATAGTACCTCCAGCTTTGCAGCACTCAATATAGTTATTTTCTTGTAAATAGAATAGAATTTTATCAATTTCAGAATTAGTAAATTCTTTAGGCAAATGTTTTATTAAAAAACGGGAACCATTAACATGGTCAATATCATTTTTAGCTTTATTTAAAGCGTTAAGTACTTGTTTTGATTTTTTATCTAACATAGTATTTCCCCTTTCAAGAAGATTTTACCACAAAAGGGGGACAAGTAGTAAAAGGAGGCGATTAAAAATTGACCATAGCAGGACAAGTTATAACAGAGATATATAGCCTACTTATAGTTACAACAATTATAGGATTAGACATAAAAAGAATAATAAAAAAGGATAGAGGAGGTTGGATAACAGTATTTTTAATACCAGTGTTTATATTGCTAATAAATATAGTTTACAAATAGAAAGGAAGTATAAATATGATAGTTAAATTTAAGGGCATTGGCCATAGTAACAAAACTTTTGAAAAGAACATAAAGGAAATATCTTATGAAGAAATGGTTAGATGTGTTGCTCCATATGTTTGCAGTTCACCAAGTAGTATATGGTTTTCGTTTAGTAATGAAGAAAAAACTAAAGGTCATGTAAATGCAAATTTTCATACTATAGGATATTTTGAAATAAAAAAAGAGATGGCTTAAGCCACCAAAAAACTTAAATAAAAAATCGTTAAGTACAGTTTATAAAAGATTGGAGGATTTGTAAAGTTTAAAAGACATAATAGAATTTCTACAAAGTTAGGAGGGTCAAACCTTGAGTGACAATAAAAAATATTATTATTTAAGAATTAAAGAAAATTTTTATGATACAGAAGATATAAAAATTTTACAAAGCATGGATAATGGGTATTTATATTCAGATATATTAATGAAACTATATTTAAAATCACTTAAAAATGAAGGAAGGTTAATGTTTAAGGAACATATTCCATACAACCCTAAGATGGTTGCTACAGTAACAGGACATAACATTGCGATAGTAGAAAAGGCTATAAAAGTATTTATAGAGTTAGGATTAATAGAAATATTGGACAATGGAGCTATTTATATGTTAGATATACAAAACTTTATAGGTAAGAGTAGTTCAGAGGGGGATAGAAAAAGAGCCTATAGAAAGAAAATAGAAATGGAAAAACAAAATTTATTACCAAAAGGACAAATGTCTGACGAACGTCCACCAGAGATAGAGTTAGAGAAAGAGATAGATATAGAGTTAGATATAGAGAAAGATACAGAGTTAGAGAAAAAGAAAAAAAGAAAGGAAGTAAGAAAGAAGGTACTAAGAAAACTTACAATACAATAATTGATGAATATACAGAAAATGAAGAATTAAAAAATACTATATTAGAATTTATAAAAATGAGAACTCTAATAAAATCTAAAATGACAAATAATGCATTAGACTTAATGCTTAAAAACCTAGATAAATTATCTAATGATGATGATATAAAAATAAAAATATTAGAACAATCAATAATGAACAGTTGGAAAGGTGTATTCCCATTGAAGCAAGAATCCATAAAACAAAATTCAAGTAATACTGATTCAAGCAACCCATTTTTAAATATGTTGAATGGGGGTATGTAGATGATACTAGAAGAAACTATAAAAATATTAAGTATTATAAAGGCAGCATACCCACAATGGGCTAGAGATTTAAAGCCTACGGATGCTAAAACTATGGTGAATTTATGGAGCACTATGTTAGAGGACTATCCATATAACGTAGTACAAATAGCTATTAAAAAGATTATAGCAACTAATAAGTTTCCACCAAGTGTGGCGGAAGTAATAGAAGCTATAAATTATATAACTAGTGGTGGAAAATCAGAAATGACAGAAATTGAAGCATGGGGACTAGTTAGGAAAGCTATTAAAAATTCTGCTTATAATGCTGAAGAAGAATTTAATAAGTTGCCTGAAAAGATTCAACAGGCAATAGGCAGCCACAATATACTTCATAATTGGAGCCAAGAAACTGTAGACGGAATTGAAAAAGTAATAGGTTCTAATTTTATGAGAAGCTACAAAGCAACAGTAATAAGAAAAAAAGAAGAAAAACAAATACCTACATCAATAAAAAAATGTTAGGAAATATAGGCAATAAAATGATTGAGGGGGATAAATAAGAATGACAGATATAAAACTATTTGAAAGATGGGTTAAGAATGCTTTGAAGAACACCTTTGTATTTAATCCATATAAAGAATTTTTTATAGTAATAGATGGATACACAGGATTTAAGATACCTAATAAATTTAGTAGTTACAAGAAAGTAATAAAAAAGCAAACCTCCCAAAGTTTAAAAAGTGGATTTTGTGTTAAAGATGGAGAATTAAAAAAGTGGGACAGTTTAAATGCATTAAAACACTTTGATATGGCTAATAAGACAAAGGCTACAATGCTACCTTTTGTATATGAAAAGAGCGATAAAATGCAAATATTCAAAGCAAATGATGAGCTTATATTTGTAAATAAAGAGTTATTAAAGAATATAAATATTGGACATTATGAAATCTATGCTGAAAGTCCTATAACACCTTTAGTATTTGAAAGTGAAGACATAACTTATATAACACTTCCAATTAGGATGAATGGGTTTAGATACACTATAAAAGAAAATGAGGAGAGCTAAAATGCAATTAATGATTTTAAAGAATAGTTCTAAATTAAGAATAAACAATGAACTATTAACATTAGAAAATCTTATAGATAAATTACAGGAAGAAGTAAAAGAATTAAAAGATGCTGCAGAAGATAAAAACAATATAAGCCATGTAGCTGAAGAAGCTTGGGATAGTTTGCAAATGTGTATAGAAGTTCTGGACAAGCTAGAGAGCAAACATAATGTAAATTTAAAAGCAACGTTAAATAAACATCATAAAAAAATTAAAGAGAGAGAATGGAAAGCTAAAAAAATGATAGTTTTCCAAGTATTTAATGATTATCATTAGGTCGAAATATGAAATAAAAATGTGAAGTTAAAAAATGAAAGTGAGGAAGTTAATATGAATAATTTAGAAAACAGTATAAAGGATTGTATTACAAAGGAGATTGAAAAAGGGATTATAGAAAAAGTAATTGCAGAACAATTAGAAAAGTGCATTGAAAAATCAATAAGTGATATGTTTAGTTGGGGTGGAGATGTAAAAAATGTTGTAGAAGAAAAAGTAAAATCAGTTATGATTCCATATTTAGAAAACTATGATTACTCACAATACATTGTTAAGCTAGATAATGTATTAACTGATGTATTAAAAAGTAGTACCTTAGAAAATAGAAAGTTACTTGAAAATTTTAAGAATTTAATGGCGAGTGAAGATGTTTCAAGGGAGTTAAAAATAAGCGATATTTTCTCAGAGTGGAATGAATATTGTAAGGCTGAAATTGATAATGATGAATTAGATTTTGATTGCGGTAGTGCATATATTACTACAAGTTTTGATGTTGAAGAAGTTAGTGAAACATGGAGCAGTTATAAAACATTTATGGTTAGATTTGAATGTGAAGAAGATGAAAAGTTAAAATTTGAATTTAGCATACATGCATGGGAACCAAAAGATGGTAGTAAATATACTAGTCAATATATGAAAACTACAGATTTAAGAAGTTTAAGATATTTAAATGATTTTGAAATACTTATGATGAGAATAAGTGAAGGTTATGAAAATATAATCTTAGATAGTGAAGGGGATAGTGAAGATATATTTATAGAATATGAAGAATAATACACAATTTGAAATAATTGTGAAATAAGGAGTGGGATAAAAATATGAATAATTTTGAAAAAGAACAATTATTGCAAGAGTATGTTTTCAAGCACAATAATGAAATTTGTGATTGTGATGAAGAAAATATGGAATTATGTTTAGGTGGTCTTTATATAAATGGTAATTTATCAAAAGAAGATATTTTTGAAGATTAAGATTAAGAGAGGTGGTTAAATGATAAGTTTTCCAAATAAAAAATATCAAATAATATATGCTGACCCACCTTGGCAATATAAGCAGAACTGGGGAAATGGGAGCAATGAACACACTTATCCAACTATGAAATTTAATGATATTAAAGCTTTACCAGTTGAAAGAATAGCAGAGAAAGAATCTCACTTGTATATGTGGGTAACTAATCCGTTTTTAAAAGAGGGCTTAGAACTATGTAAAGCTTGGGGTTTTGAGTATAAGACATTAATAACTTGGGTGAAAACCTACAAAGATGGTACTCCAGAGATGGGAATGGGCTATTATTTTAGAGGTTGTACAGAGCATATGATTTTTGGCGTACGTGGCAAAAAGAAAGTGTTAAATAAAACAACCAAAAATTTATTTTGTGCTGTAAATCCTAGGTGGTTAGGCGGAAAACATAGTGAAAAACCACAAGAAACGAGAGAATTGATAATTAAAAGTAGTGGCGATGTTCCTAAAATTGAGTTATTTGCAAGACAAGAAATTGAAGGTTGGGACTGTTGGGGGAATGAAGTAAATCTTAATGAAAATGAAAAAGCAATATAGTCACAATTCAAAAACATTATGAAATCTAGGTAGGTGAATAAATTCAAATGGTAGATGTAAGAGCATTAGAAATGTGGAATATAAGTATATCAATGTTAGGTGGGAAATCGCCAAAAATAAAATATATTTGCGGAGAATGTGGAACGTATAACGAAACCAGAATATCATTAAATGCGGTAAAATCAGGGAAACCGTATGTAGTATGTGCATATTGTGGGGAGGTTAATGATACCAAACTAACATTAGGGTAGTTAACAATACAAATATAATTAGGTACATTATAGGTATATATATAGGCATTTTTATGCCTATAGTGTACTAGGGTATTAGAACTGTATAACATTAAGAAAGGGTGTTATAAGTGGCTAAAAAACAAGAAAATGTCTTGATCGATGGACAGGTAAGTATTTGGGAAATAAATAAGACAATTAAGAAAGATAATGATAAACCAGTTATAAAATTAGAAAATAAAGAAATAAAAATAGACAATATAGACCAAACAAAAATAATAGCAAAATATAAAACATATGAGAATTTAAATAGAATAATAGGATATGCTGGTGGAGCCTAGGAATAGAAATGAAATATAAAGATAGGCATGAAACAATTTATGTTAATAAAGAAGGGATAGAAGAATTTGTAATTAAGAAAAAATCAAGTGTTTTGCCTTGGGATAAGATTATTTATTTCAGAGAAGATTTAGAAATAAATAATGTACAAAAAGAAAAAATAAAGAAAATAAAAGGACAGGCTCTAAAAAGACCAGGAGACGAAAATATAATTTTTAATCAGGGCAATAAAGTAATAAGTGTAATAGAAAATGGCTGGATATTGGAATATGACAACATAAAGATAGTAGATATAGAAAAGTATAAAAAATTAGATGCAAATCAAGATTTAAGAAAAAAATTAGAATTAGGTAATATAGTCGAAACAGAATATAAAAATGAAATTATACAAGGCGAAGTAGTTCACATTTATAACAGTGGACATACTTGTAACATAATTGAGGGGAATAGATATATACCTATTCCAGTATGCGGGATTAAAAGAGTAGTAGTTTAGATTATATAAATCGCAAAGAATAAAAAAATATTTTAAAAGGGAGAATTACTATGGTTAAAATAAGAGGAAAAGTAAGAGTACTTATATTACCATATAAAGATTTTAAGCATAGAATTAGACTTACTAAGTATTATGAAAAAGATTATAGTATAGAAAACATGAGTGGTTATTTATATATGGTTAGGAGGGTATGAGGTTGATAGAAGTTATATTCGGTAGTGTGGCAATAGTTATCTTAACGGTATTAATGGCAGTCATAAAGGTTAATAAGAATAAGTGTAATATGTGTTATTACAATTGCGATAACTGTAGGGAAAAGGACGTGTGCGATATAAAAAGGGAGGATAAGTATGGAAAATAATACAATGAATATAGATGATGTCATAAGCAAGGCAACAAAGGTGGCTATAAAGGAATTTGATAAAGAAAAAAGATGTGAACAAAGAAAGAAGATATTTCATAATACTAAGCTTTTATTAAAGCATTATAATGATTTAAAAAGCCATGTAGAAAATGCTATTGCAGATGTTAAACAATTAGAGGAAGGTATAGATGAAATAGGAGATTTAGAAAGAGATGAACTATATATATTATCGATAAAAAAAAGCAAAAGTAAAACATTAATAATGATAGCTCATATAGATATGGCTATGGATATATTAAAGAAGAAACAATATAAATTATGTTCAATAGAAAAATATTATGCTTTAGAAAAATATTATTTTAAAGAAATGACGTTTGAGGAAGTGGCTGAAAGTTTAAGTTGTGGAGTTATAACAGCAAGAAGATGGGTAAAAGAAATGGTAAATGAATTAAGTATATTATTATTTGGAATAGAGGGAATGAAGCTTGATATGATATAATAATGAAAAAAAAATGATATTTAAATGATATTTTATATGTGAGATAATGATAGTATGAAAAAATATAGATAGCAAGGGTCTTATCGTACAAGGCAACTGCAAAATAAAATATTAGGAGGTGAAAATCCTCCGCCACAATAAAATTGTGTATATGTATTAAAAACACTTAGTCAGTATTTATTGTATGTAACTACTGGCTAAGCGTTTTTGCATAGAGCTCTTTAATAGGATTCTTTTTAGTATATAAAGGAGGACAATAACTATGGAAGTGTATTGTGATAAGTGTAATAAAGACTTTGAAATAAAAGCTAAAGAGAAAAAATATGCAGATGGGATAGTAGAACTCTATTTTAAATGTCCATATTGTAAAGAAAGATATACATCATTTTTTACTGATAAAAATATAAGACAAAAACAAAAGAAGGTCAGAAAATTATATGAACAATATGGTAAAGAAACAGACGAACATAAAATCATAGAATTACTTAAACAAATAGATGATCTTAAGGCGGAGATAGGTAATGATATGAATAAGTTAAAGAATAGAATGCTAGGCACTCAATAGAGTGCTTTTTTTTTATTAAGTTATTTTATTAAGTGTTCAGTATGTACCAGATTAATAATACATACCTTATGTAAATATGAAAGGATGTGCTAAGTATGTATACAAGTTACAAATGTATCTGTTGCAATAAAGAATTTGTTTTATTAACAGAAGAATTAGAAAACACAAAGGGATACTTAGTATGTCCTTATTGCAGCAGTAGGAAAGTTAAAAAACAAAAGGCAACAGATAGTATAAAGGAGTGCATGAGACATAGTAGCTATAAAAAAGTAAAAGGAACAATAAGGCAGGTGAGATAGTTGGGCAAGAAAAGACCTGCCAAGCCTATATTAGAAAGCCATTATGAAAGATTTAAATATAGGTTAGAGGAAATTAGTGGTGAATGGGCAGAAAGAAATTTAACATTATTTTTACTAGATATTGCAACTGGATATAGGATACAAGATATTATAGATCTAACTGTAGCAGAAATAAGGGAAGCTTTAGAAAATGGATATTTTGAGATCCAGGAGAAAAAACAATATAATGCATGGAAAACACATATTAAAAAGTATCCTAAATCTCAAAGGAAAATGCCTGAAAAGCGTAAACATGATATAGTTCCACAATTACAAACAGTATTAAGAAAGTATATAAAAGGTAAAAAAAAATCAGAGTATGCTTTTCCATCTCAAAAAGGTTCTGGAAGTAAGTACATTAGTGAAAAATCGTATTCAGATATTCTAAAAAAAGTCGCAGAAGATAAGGAAATTAGATTAAAAAGTATAACAGGACATAGCTTAAGAAAGACATATGCTAGAAGGTTATGGGATGAAACCAAAGATTTAGAATATGTAAGAATTGCATTAGGTCATTTAAGTATAGAAGTTACTAAAAAATATTTAGGCTTAGATGATGAAGTAAAAGAATGTGCTGCAAAGATAGCTGCTAGAAAATTATAGTTATATTTTTTTATACTAAAATCCGTAATTAAGTAGACTATACTTATTTTAAGAGAAAATAAAAATAACTACTATTATATGCACTAAAAAAGTAATCCGTAATCCTATATGTTATTGCGGATTTAATAATAAAAAATAAAAGTGTCTTAAACGTAGTGTTCCCAATGGATAAAGACTATTTTTAAATAAGTTATAATACCTTACAGAAAAAACTACACTGAGCACAGAGTATAAAGTAAGTGCTCAATGTTTTAGATGACAGGAGGTGTACTATGGTATCGGCGGAAGAAATAATTAAAAACAGCTTAAATATTATAGAAACTATGGTTGAACAGGGTAAAACTGATAAACAAATAGCTGAAAAAATAGGAATAGGGTATTCAACTTATAGAAGATATAAGAGCAGTAATAGTAGCTTAAAAGAAGTAATTTCACAAGGAAAAGACAAGAAGAATCAAAGTGTCGAACAGGCTTTATTTAATAATGCTATCGGCTATCATTACACCGAGGAAGTAGCAACTAAAGTTAAATATGAAACAATTACAGAGGATGGAACGGTACTATCAAAAGAAGATGTTAAGATAAGCAAGGTTAGAAAATATAAGCATCCTGATTTATTAGCTGAAAAGTATTGGTTAAATAATAAAGATAAGTTACATTGGAAGGATGATCCGTACAAAGTTTCAAATGATAAGAAGCTTACTAAGCTTAAAGAAAAAGAAGTTAACTCAAAGGTTATAGAGATATAATGCCTATATATAGAAAGTGTACCGAATGTGGTAGGAAAGTAATGCAAGGTACTTTGTGTAAGTGTGAAGAGAAGAGGAGAAAAGAAAGATATAAAGAGTATAGAATGAATAGGAACGATAAGAAAGAACAGTCTTTCTATTCTAGTACAACATGGATAAGGTGTAGAGATAGCGTAGCAGTTCATCAATTTGGATTAGATTTAATTGAGTGGTCTAAAGGAAACATAGTACAAGCAGAGACTTACCATCACATTGAACCTATTAAGAGTGATTGGTCTAAGAGATTAGATAGTAGTAACCTAATAGGACTAACACAAGAGAACCACATTAGAGTGCATACATTAATGAATAAGAGCGATAAAGATAAAATCATGATAGAAAAATTTTTAAAAGATTTAATAAAAAAGTTTAATAAAGAATTTTATTAGTACCCGGGGGGAGGGTTGAAAATTTTTATACAAACTTAGAAAGTCCCTGGTGCCCTCTCAGTCGCATAAAATTCCCAAAATGAAAGTTTTAAACTTTAAAGTAAAGAAGGTGAAAAAATATGGCTAGACCATGCAAAGTAATAGACAGTCAAAGTAGACATAATACAAAAGCTGAAATTGAAGCTAGAAAAGAAAAAGAAGAAAGAATAAAAAGTCTAGCTGATAAAATTGAAAAGCCACCAGAATATCTTTCAGAAAAACAAAAAAATATATATAAATTTATTGTAGAAGAATTAAAAATGACTGGAATATTAACTAATCTAGATGTCTATATTTTATCTACATGTGCAATAGCAGTAGATAGATTAAGAACTATAGAAACAATAATAAATAAAAATGTAGGTAGTTTATGCAATAAGGATTTAATGTCAGCTAAAGATAAATATACTAAGGATTTATATAGATGTTGTAATGAATTAAGTTTATCTCCACAGAGTAGAGCAAAACTTGGAAATTTAGCATTGAACAATAAGGAAGAACAAGAGGATCCATTGTTAAAAGCTTTAAGAGAAGATGATGAAGATTGATACTTCTAGATAAAGCTTTAAAATACTGCAAAGATGTTATCGAAGGTAGAGAAATAACTACAATAGAGGTTGGTTTACAATGTAGCATTTTTATACAAGATTACTATGAAAGGCAGTATAATGAAGATTTTGAGTTTTACTTTGATGAAAAGAAGCTTAAAAAAATAAATAATCTTTTGAAGTTATTTAATTATGCCACTGGCTTTGTAGCTGGTAAGCAAGTATTAGAAGGTTTGGATGGATTTCAAGCCTTATTTATTGCTGCTATTTTTGGGTGGAGATATAAGAAAAATAAAAAAAAGTTTAGATATAGGGATGTAATACTATTTATACCTCGTAAGAATGCAAAGAGCTTTATAGCAGCTTTAGTTATTCTTCTTTTAATGCTTACTGAACAAAACTTTAGTGAGTTTTATAGTATTTGCATAGATAGAGATTTAGCAAAAGAAACAAGAAAAGCTATGGCTCAATTAATTAGTGCTAGTCCTTATATAGCAAAACATTTTTTTGTATCTGATAGTGAGATAGGTATTATTAAGTGTAAATTAACTAATAGTTATTATGTACCAAGAACATCTAAAGCAAATAAAAATAATTCTATTAGGCCAGCTTGTTTCGTGGCTGATGAAGTTGGGGCATTTACTACTAATGGCAATATTCAAGCAATGAGAAAAGGACAGTTAAGTGTATTAAATCCAATTCAAATACAAACAACTACTGCTTATGCTGAAAGTGATTCAATTATGTTGGAAGAATTGGAATATGATAGAGCTGTATTAAATGGAGTTGTTACTAATCCAAAGTTATTTTGTTTGTTATATTATTGTACAAAGGAAGAAGCTTGGACAGATGAAGGATTATATAAAGCTAATCCTTTAAGAGTAGAAGAAAACTATGAAGAGATTCGAGCGGACAGGGAAAAGGCTAAGATAAAGACAAGTGAACAGGAAGAATTATTGACCAAAAACTTTAATATATTTCTTGAAACTAATGAAAAAAATAAATATCTTGATATGAAGCACTGGAAAAAGTGGAGTATTACTGAAGAAGAGTTTAGGAAAAGAATTAAAGGCAAAAAGGTTAAAGTTGGGGTTGATTTGTCAGTGACGACCGACCTAACAGCTGTAGGCATAGAGTTTGAAGATGAAGGTATTGTTTATTGTAAATCTCATGGATTTTTGCCAGAAGATAGTTTACCTAATAGAAGAGAAAAGCATATAGATTATAGAAAATATGAAAAAGAAGGTTATTGTGATATTCATTCAGGAATGACAGTAAGTTATACGAAGGTTGAAGAATATATACGAAATATAGAAACTGAATATGAATGTGAAATTGAGGTAATAGTAACAGATCCAATGAATGCAAAAGAAATGATGGAAAGGCTTGCAGAGGATTATGATGTTGTACTATTAAAGCAAACTTTTACTAATTTAAGCCCTGCCACAAAGGAATATAGAAAAGCTGTATATGATAAAAAGATAAGATATGTTAAAAATGAACTTCTTGACTGGAATATGAATAAAGCAAGTACTACTAAGGGCAAAGCTGATGATGAAATGCTTATTAAGGAAAATAAAAATAAGCAAAGAATTGATATGGTTGTAGTTTTAATATTTGCTTTTACAGAATTATTAGGAGGAGATACAAATTATAATCCAGTGGATGAATTAGAAAAAACAGATTGGTAGAAAGAAGGTGATAAAAATGAAGAAAAAACTTAATAAATTACTTAATAAGACTATTTTAAATGATATTTTTATCATGGAAATGGTCTTTTTTATTGGACTTCTTATCATTATTTACACCAATTTTAAGGTGAACTTGTACTTTGGACTGTATTTCTTAGGTATCATTCTAATAGCTTTTAGTATATTTTTATATAAATTTAGAGGAAATCGAGGTGAAAAGAGGTGAACATAAGTGATTTTTAATAAATTAGTTGAAAGAAGAGAAGCAGTTGACGCAAATGATTGGAAGTCAGTATATTCTTTTGAAAATGGATATGATATTACACCTTTTGAACTTGAAATGAGGGAAAGCACATATTTTAGTTGTATAAATAATATATCTCAAGACATTGCAAAATGTACATTACAAATAAAAAAAGAAATAGAAAAAGGAGAAGTATTAGCAAAGGAACATTATTTATATGATTTATTAAGATTAAGACCTAATCCTTATATGAGTGCTATAGATTGTTATAAAGCTTTTGTAGCGTTAGCTAAACATTGGGGATATGCAGGACTTTTTATTGATAGGCAAAGAGGAAAGGTAAAAGGTTTATATCCTGTTAAAATAACTAATTGCACAATTGATAATACAGGATTAATTAATAGCACTAAGAATAATAAAATTTTATGGGATTTTGAAGGGGTAGATGGTGAAACAGGTTGTTGCTTTGATAAAGATATAATTATTCTAAGAGATTTTACACTTGATGGAATAAAGGGCAAAGCAAATAGAAGTATTTTATCAGAAAGCTTAGATAGTAGCTTAAAAAGCCAAAATTATTTAAACAAGCTGTTTACTAATGGATTAACTAATAAAATTGTTGTGCAAATGACCTCAGATATTAAAGAGGAAAAAGAGTTAAAAAAGGTACAAGCTAAATTTGATAGAGTTTATTCAAATAATGGTAAGATATTTACTATTCCAGCAGGTTATAATATACAGCCATTAAATTTAAGTTTATCAGATGCACAATATACAGAGTTAAGAAAGTTGTCTAAAGAAGAAATAGCAATGTCTTTTAGAGTACCATTAACAAAATTAGGATTCGTAAAAGAAAATGCTAGTTCTGAAGAACAAGACAACATAAAATATCTAACTGAATGTTTGCTTGTTATATTTGAACAGATAGAGCAGGAAATGGATTGGAAATTATTAACGCCACGAGAAAGAGAATTAGGATACAAGGTAAGGTTTAATATTAATGTGCTACTCAGAACAGATAGTAAGACCCAATCA